TTTTGTCTGATAAAATTCTAGCATTGTGTTGTGCACCACCCTTACCTTCGTAAGTCATTTTACAAGGCACCGATCCAACTGAATCCCAAAGGAAAAGTAAATCATATGGTAAGTCGCCTTTTTCTTGCGCATCTAATAATTCATTGATATAATCTGTGATTTGTTCAATGTATTCAAAATCACTATTAAATAAATAAAAATCTTCTGAACGATCAAACCCCATTAACTCAGCATGTTCCCAATTCCATTTTTGTTCTGTAATAATAAGAACTGGTAAAATTCCTTTCTTTTGGGCATCAACTGCCGATTTAACTAGGGCTGTTGTCTTGCCTGTGTCTGAGTGGCCAAGAAGCATATTTAAATGTCCAATAGCCGGACCTGGAATACCACTGGCATCTAAGAATGCATCACCTAAATCAAGAAATCTTTCTGGTTTATATTCTGCCTCTTTAGAGAACTTTTTTCTTATTGATTCAAAACTATTTTTTTTAATCGCTGCCATATATTTTTTTTTAAAAAGAGGGTCCCCTGTCTCCCTTTTATGTAAATTTGACAAGGGCCCTCAACATTTTAATTAGAACGGTAGATCTTCGTCTACATCATCTTCGCTTTGTGGGTCCATTGTTGGTACGATTGGCGCAAACTCTGTTTGTGCTTCTTCACCATAACTCCATTTTTTAGTATCTGAATTCCATTTCGGAGTATAACCTTTTGCAACACCTTCTAAGTATTCTTCTGGTTTTTTAGAATAAACGTCAGCCCATGTTAATGGATCGTTTACCCATTCACTCGCTTTTTCAGCATCAGTATGTAATGATGATTTATCATCAGGAATAATTGATGTGATGTTAGTGTATTCACCACCATTTGGTTTTTTAGTTAAACTAAGTGAAATAATTAAATCACGACCATCTGATTCATCCATTATGTTACCTTTTAAATTAATAACAGAATAAATTTTGTCGAAAACACCATCACCCTTAGAGTTGTATTTAAATCTCCAGAATTTAACGCCGTCCTGTTCGTTATCACGGTCAATTACCTTAACGATAAAGAATTTTTTAGGATTATAATTCTTAGCCAATTCTTTGTCTGATTCCAAACCAGTACTTCTAAGTGTTTGATTTACTTCGTTTAATGGGGATCTTTTACCTTCATTTTTTCCTGGATCATATAACTTAACCCATTTTCCGTCAACTTGAATTTCGTGGAACCAAACCTCTTTAAATGGTGAACTTCCGTCCTTCATTGGTAGGATTCTAATTCTTCTTTGACCTGATGTTTGCCCTTTAGTTAAGATTGGGGCAAAATACTTCTTTAATCTTTCTTCCGATGTTACCTTATTAACCGGTAACGATGATTGTTTGTTTTTTTCGTACTGCGATAATACCGCGGCTAAACTGTCTGACATAACTGTAGTTTTTAATTAATAAATTTGTTAGATAACTAATATACATAAAAAAACCCGAATTAAAAAATCCGGGTTAATTATTTTTAAAAGTATTTTTATTTATTCTAATGTTAATAAATAAGCCAATTTGTTAACTTCGCCTAACATTTCATCTCTAATATTAAGTAAATCAGTGTCTTTTGATGAATCTAATTCATTTGTTAAATCAATCAAATAAGTTTTAATTTCTTGTAAAAAAGATACGATATCCAATTCTTTTAAATTTGTCAATGAAATGGTTTTATCTTCTTCCATTAACATAAATCTACCTTGTTTACCCATTGCTGTTTCAACATAGGTGTCAATTAGGTCGTCTAATGCTGAATAAATGCCTCCAAATGCGTTATGTCTTGCATAACCCTTAGTTTGCCAATGTAAGATTCTAAATTGGACTTGTTTTTCAATTAAAAATTTTACGTTAGAACTCAATTTCATCTTCTTCTGGGTTAAATGTTTTTGCGATTTCATCTTTTGAGTAACTCTCGATATCGCCCTTAGTTAATACATATTCGTTTTTACCTGACTGTCTCATTTCTTGTTGTTTTACAGTAAAGAAGTCATTTGGTTTTTGGTTGAATGGGTAAGAATCCAAAGATCTCATCTCAAGTTTTTCAACTGGGGTTTCTGGTTTCATTGCTTCAACCTTACTTCCCAACTCGTCAATTTTAATTAACACTTGATCCATTTGTGCTAATTTACCTTCTAGATCAGAAAGTTTACTAAATGCGTCATCCATTTTTTGTAAAACAGCATCTTGTTCGCCTTTAGTTGCTTCCATATCACTTTTGATGTTTTTAGTCATATTAACTAACTCTGTAACATCAATCTCTTCTGTGTCTGACTCTGCTCCATCAGCAGGTGCAGGTGCTTGATCTCCAGAAGGGTCTAGATCGGGTACTGGTGCATCAGCAGGTCCAGGTGTAGGCGCAGTTGCGTCTAATGCTGTGTCACCTTCTGGTGCAGCGGGTGCTGGAGCGGGTGCTCCTGGTAATTCTTGCTCATTTAGATTGCTAGCATTCTTATTGATGCTTCTAAATCTTTGAACTTCTTCAAGTAGTTTTTTCTCTAACATGGTTTTAATCTTGTAATAATTGTCTACCGTCTTCGGTAATATATTTTTTATTTATTCTTTCCACAATACCATCTTTTGACTTAATAGTATAGCATTCACCTGTTTGCATATCACAAACTTCTTGTTCTTTACCATCTTCAGTTACATTTTTAATAACTTTAGGGTTTAAAAACTGGTCTAGCGATTTGTTTAAATTGCTCATTGTTATTGTTTTTTATATAAATATCCACAAAAGATATTAATTTCATTATAATGGCCTAAAATAGATAACTTGACCCGGTGAAACATTAAGTGCGTCCATTAATTGTCTTGACATGGCCATCCCATATGTGGTTGCTGGGGCACCATTATGTATCGGTCCGTCATATTTGTTACTTGATGGGTTAATGTTTGATTGTAAAATCAACGGGTTTGCTTTTTTACCATCTGTTCCCGAATTTTTACCCATACCTGGATTGTAGAACTGCATTTTAGACGTTGCTAGTGTGGATGCACTAACTTTAGAGAAATCAAACTTAGTTGAATAGTACATATTTGTATATTCTCTAACTTGTGCCCATGTTATTACTTTATTTGTTTGTGATTTTGTAATAACCGTCATTTCGTTTGTATCATTCGGTGAGTAATCTGAACCACCCATTCTACAAACCCTAGTTCTTAACCACTGCTCGCCATCAATTTCTACTTTTTGTATGTATTTTTCTCCGTTTTGTCCGTTATATGGTATACCTAAAGAGAATCCGCTCTCTTCTAAAACCTTTTCACCAGCATACACTTTAGGCCCAAGATCATATTCAAAAGTTAACCCATTTTTTGTCTTAATTGTTTGTGATGTTGTAGTTTTTGGGTTGATCTCTTGTTTCTTTTTAATTGCTGAACTCAATATTTTGTCAAATAATGGTCTATAAGCACTAACAAAACTATCTTTTATGTTTGGTAAACTATCTTGTGGTATCCTACCACCCTTAAATTTAGTTTCAATATAATTTGGTTTAATCGTATGTGTAACCTCAGTGATTAAATAAGAACCTTCAAACATTGGTATGTTATTTAAATAAAAATACATTGTTGGTTGTATCATCGCATTACCCATTGCAACTACTTCACAAGAGTATGCATAAGTTCTATAAACATCAAACAAATTAACATCTACCTGATAAACATTGGAACCAGTTGCTGATCTACCTAAGTTTTCATATGCGGCAAAGGTTGCACTTGTTGGTGTCTTAGAACTTTGATCTAATGATATACTTTTAAAAATATTTTGTGCCTGGTCTCCAAAGTTAACTTCGAAAGCAACGACCCTATTTGATTTACTAAAATCAGTATTTGTAAAAACTTCCTGGGTTAATAACAAAGGATTCTTGTTTGTGTTTCTAATATCCGCACCATCGTTTTTATATTTGGATAACTTACCTTTTGAATCAACATCTGACATCTTAAGATATTTTGATGATGGTCCAATATATTGTAATATCATTTTAGGAGATGCTTCCTGATAGTCGACTTCTAAAAATGTTCCAAATAAGTTTCTAGCAACCGTGCTTGACGGCGTTATTCTTTTTTTATCAGTAAAATTAGTTCCATAAAAATTAACGTACGCCGGTAATGGTCTAAAGTCAATGTTATCACCTTGAATTAACATAGAAATTACACTATATAAACTTGCTTTTGCGTTTTTAGGTTCAGCAAGATTTTTTAATCTATCTAAACTAAGATAAAGGTCGTTACCAATATCTTTATTTGCTCTATCAATAAATAAAAATTCCTCTAATAGATTTCTTTGTCCTATTGAGTTTCCAGCAACCCATTTATCATTAAATTCTTTAAAGAAATTATAGGTCTCAACTTTAACAGTTTTATCCATATTGTAACCACCAAATACTGTCATTTTTGTTGGGGTATCTAGAGAAAATTTAGAAACCTTATTCATCAAATTAGTAAAAAACACCTGATATCTTTGTTCTTGTGGTGTGATTATATTTGTTTTTAAATATTGTTTAAAAGACGCGTTTGATGCTGTAAATCCACTATTAGAGTATAATTCATTTGTAACATATCCCGCATAAATTCTAGCCATTTCTCTGTGTAGATAAATGTTATCTGAATTTAATTCAATATTATTTGTTGTGAAATAATCTAAATAATGTAAATCCATATCCTCTCCGATATACAATTTAATTAAATTTAAACTATTTCCACTTATTTGTGTGGAATTAAATTCCCCGTCTGAATAATTTTTATTTAATCCAGCGACACCGTATAATGTATAGTTATCTAATTGTTTAGGGTTACCAATTGTCACCTTAACAAGATTCTTATTGTCTAATATTTTTTTAGTGATACTTTTAAGGTTATTGTATTGAACTCTACCTATTGACTTAATATCTAAAGAAGTAACATCGGATTTATTTACTGTTGAAATATCTTTTAGTAAATCTTGAAAAGAATTATAATTATAACTGTTTGTTGTTAAAACACTATCTGTGTCTAATTTTAATGTTGAGAATTCTAAAAACATTGTTTCAAACTCATCCAGAATTTGTGGGTTAAATGTTGCAATCAAATCAATTACTTTTCTTTTTGTTTTTTCAATAGAATATGTACCAACAAAAGAACCTGGTGTAGAACCAGACACTGATTTAAAATTTTCAGCATATGTTGGTAGTGTATTTCCACTATATACTGGGAAGAATTGATTTTCTTCTAGTGCCCAAGAAACTTTAAAAGAATCTTGCTCAATTTTTTTATAATTGGAGATTATTTCCCCAATTCTATCTGATTGATAATTTCCAAAAGAAGGTAAAACAGTGTATTTTGTATCTGAACTAACTAGTTTACTATTATCAACAATAAAACTCATCGTAAATCCGTGATCAACGTTTGGTTCTAGTTTTAATATTTTTAAAATACCATCGCTCGTTGCGCCGGAAAAACTTGATGCCATTATTGCACTATTCAAGGTTAGTGTACCAGTTTTTTCACTTCCAGATATTACACCTGGATTAAAAAATACATGTCCATTAACTACCTGATAATAAATGTTTTGATATAATGGATAAACACCAACAGTGTGGCCAGATGGTGTTGGCATTCCTCCGCCATCATCATATGATGTATAGAAAGTTGAACCACTTGGTTGTGTTGTATATCCACCATAAGTAAATGTTGTTCCAGAACTATTATCGTAAAATAAAGAAGTGTTTATTGGAGTTGTTAATCCAGATATAATATCAACACCGTTTAATAGGTATTTTTTATATCTATGGTATATTGAACCCCACTTTAAAATTAAGTGATACGGTATAAAATGTGATGAACCAATTTCCCTAAAAAGAGATGACATTAATATTTTAGTGTCACCATTAAAAACAACACTATCATCTAAATCCTTAAACGGTAATGAATTTAAAAATAAATAAGCAGACCCAGCATATCTGCCAACATCTCCTCCTTTAAAAAAATCATTATATATTTGTTTATGAAAATATGATGTATTAATAATATTTCTACTAGTTCCAGATAATCCTATTTTTTGTAAAAAAAATGTGTCCGAAACACCTTCTTTAATCCATAAACCAGGATCTGGTTTTGTGCTAATAAAAGAACTGTTTTCATTTAAACTTAAAATATTTTTAAAATTAAAATCATTTCTGGTTAATTTATCAGCGTTTGGTCTACCTAGGTATTTTAAATATGTTTTAGTGTTAAACGGATATATTGATAACCTATAATCAGCAACATCGTATTCTGCTAAATTTTTATTTAAGTCATCGTACCCTTCACTACCGAATGTTGTTTTAGTTAACTTAGAATATTCTTCAATTGAGAAATCTCTATCAACAACTTCTTTTATGTAATCTATTGTTGGTAATTTATCGGCGTAATATGGGTATCTTTCAAATGGTGAATAATTGTATAATATATTATCATATGATATCTTTCCGGATTGGGTGTACTCATTATAAATCGGGCCTTTTAATCCCTGTTTAATATCAGAATCATTTTGTAACGCACTAGATAACGTTTCAAATTCTTTCGCTGCTAAATTTTGTATTGCTTTTGTTGAAAACGAATCAAAAGATGTTGTGTAAAAAACTCTTTCACTCATTTCAAATAATAAACTGTTTAATGCTTTATTTGTATATGGTGTTGTACCAAGTAAATTTAATATTGTTGATAAATTATTTGTTGTTCTGGATTCTGGATCATTAGCAAAAATATAATTAACTTTACTAATATCAATTTCATTTTGGGTTAATGGGTCGATTCTCTTTGTTGCGACCGCTTCATAAAGTTCAATAAACTCAATTTCGGGCCATAAATTTGGGTCGTTTGCTTTTATTAATTTAGCGATTTGTTTATCTCCTGGATACAAGATTGTTGATGTGTTATCATTAATTTGTTTCTTAATTTGGGGCCAAGGGTACAATCCTTCCGATTTATTATCTACAACACCTTGTTTAGTTAATAAACTCTGTCTTTCTTTAGCATTTTGTATCGCTCTAAAATGTACATCTTTCATTAATCTAATGTAAGTGTCAGCATTCGCTAAGATAACTGCAAATATATTTCTAATTGTTGGTTTAAACCCTATCCCAATATCACTATCATTCTGAATGATTTCATTCATTTTTGTTTCTAACGTGGTTTCTAATTCGTTTCTTTGTTTTACGAATTCATCTTGTATTGAATCGATATCATCTTTTAATTTATCAAAAGCAATATTTATTTTTCCACCTTCTGGCGAATAATACACCATGACGTCTGAAACCTTGTCGAATGATATTTTATTTAATTTAATATCTTTATCCTTAATTAAATTCTTATTTAATTTTTCACCAAACGCTTCATTGTTATATGCTTGGGTTTTATAATCATTAATTATTTTTTGTAATGCTGTTCCGGTGTTTCCTGTGATGCTACTTAAACTAGGAAACCCCCCTTTTTTATCTTCTTCACTAGCGGCCTTTGCTAATGGATAATAAGCAACACCATCATTATTTAATTCTTCTGGCTTATTAAGGTTTAAGTAACTAGACCCCCAAGCAGATATTCCTCGTTCAAATGATGTTAACATACTTTCATACGCCTTAACGGAACCTAACACTCTAAAATCTACTTTGTTTTCAAATATCTTTGACTCTAATAATCTTTCCGCTGATTCAGCGGTCATTATTAGATCTTTAAGGGTTTTTACCGGAAAATCTTGGGGTATTAATTTCTTTTGTTTATAAGAATCATATACGGATTTTAAAATAGAATAACCTTTTGTTGTTTTAGATATCTTTTTTTCTACATAACCCGTTTTAGTATTTTCTTTGTAATTATCCGAATGCTCCACCATGTACATGTATGGTGCACTTAACATATTTTGTAATAATATATCATTTAAATATGCAAACGTTGAGCCAACAAATCTTGTTGTGATTTCAAAGTTACCTGTATTAGCATTAAATGAACTTTTAAAATCAACCATATGTAGGCGATATCTAATCGCTTTACCATAATATCCTTTTACTGTTAAATAAAATATTGGCCAAGGGAAATGGAAAAATGCTTGGTATGGGGAATTATCGGGGGATTCAAAAAGTGTTTTACCTCTAACATCAATGAAATTGATCGCTACTTCAGGTATCGCATTTGCTCCTTTAGTTACAATATTAATACTTTCAAAACCAAATGATTGACCACTAGGATCATGATTTAACGTGTTACCACTTAATATGTTACCGTCCTTATCTTTCGCATCTGAACCAACAAAGGTCTCGGTCCAGGTTGTATCATATTCATTACCACTATTATTTCTAAGAAAATTTAAACTACCTCCAGCAATAGAAACTAACGTATTTTTATCTCCTTCTGAAAATAAAACACTCCTTGGTATTAAGTCCGCTTCAAGATTTACATACATTACAAGATTTTCATGTTCAATCATTCTAGATGAAAGTTGTCCGTCATTGTCAACAACAGTACCTGGATCGATGAATATTAAATTTTGTTGGTCAACCCTAACGTGTATATTTTCGTTAGTGCTTATCTTGTTATTCGCCATAATATAGTTTATACAATTCTACCGCTCTTTTATAATCTTGTAAAGTGTTAATAAGAGGAAACGGTATTCTTAGTGTTGAATTATCGGGTATTTCAAATTCGATTGAACCTAAACTTGGGTTTGCTAATAAGATTACCCAACCGAATAATGGCGTATTATAATTGTCTTGTGATATTTTATCTAACCTGTCTTTTCCTTTTTTGTATTGAATAAACTTGTCGGTACCTTTTAGTGGTATCTCGACACCGGGAACAATCTTATGCTCCTCGTCATCAATAAAAAACTGATATCTATTGAAATATGAGTTCATCGATAATAATTTAATTTAGTGTTGTCACTTTTATCTCCAGAATCATGTATCTTTTTAAGGTTTGTTTTTTCAGCGCCGCTTAACGTGTAATCAACAGTACCAAAAACAACTGATTTAGTATTTTTTAAATTCGGAATAGAATACCTTATTTTCTTTTCTTTTGTTTTGATAAGTATTTTATCTATTCTTTTGGTGATCTTATGTATAATTTGTTTTGTAAAGAATTTTTCATCTGATGAATCAACGTATATTTTTTCAATTTCAGTAACTTTATCTTTTAAGATCGTACCCATTAAATCTGTGAAAACACTATCAGTAAACATAAGGTTAGATAGTTGAGCAAAATTTATCGTGGTGTCTAGCCCGTTTGTAAATGATTCTGGATTTTCTTTTTTAATAAATTCAATTGTCTTTTTATATTTATCATAAAAATCTGCAGGCACAAAACTGTTTAATTGTAAACCAATAGCATCGTTTTTATTTAATTTACCATCTTTTCCATTTGTACTTAAAACAAAATTTAATCTATCTATGGCGTCAATTATTTTATTTCTACCACTTTCAATACCTTCTAATTTTTCTCCTTCTAGGTCTGTGATAAATTGATCTATTCTTGATAATATATATGGTTTTAATAAATCATCTGACCTTTTTAATTTATAATCAGCCAAGAAAGAATCAAAACCAAAAAATGTACTAATACTTGTAAATGAATTTACCTTACGTTTTAATGCATCATTAAAATCTTTAACCAACTTGGTAAAGGTTTTGTTTTTATCATATAAACCAATTAATTCTATTTGCGTTGTTGTTGTCATTGAATCATAAACATCAACTTTATTTTTAGTTCTGTATAAAGGTGAGAAAAATACCGGTAGGATTAATTCACCATATTTAACCAATAATTCATTATATCTTGTTTTGGTTGAATCAAAGTACGCTTTTGTTAAATCATTAATATTGGTATCTTTTTTAACTAAGTAAGTATCGTAATCAATGTTTAATGTACTTCCACTTTGTGCTGTTGTACCAATATACTTACCATCAATTGGTTTTTCTGGCGATTGACTCACTTCTGGTTTTTTAGCGCCATTTTCTGGTGCCTTTAATATTTTTTCTAATTCTGATATGTTAAACTCAGTTCTATCTTCTGTCGCTGTTGATCTATGATCGTAAACTTCCGTGTTGCCATAGAAATTGAAACTTAATGCGTTTTGTAATTTAGCAACTGGTTCTTTTAAACCTTGTCCACCAATAAAAGATACTTGCATTTGTACTGTTGCAATCATTGGTTGTATACCAATACCTTCTGGATTTAAATCTAAAAGACCCTCTTCGTAAGATATATTAATATCTCTTATAATAATTTTAGAATGGAAAAAGTCACCAATTCTGATAATACAAATTGGTGGTGGTCCAAATGTAGTATTTCTGGCATCTAAATTGTTTGCGTCGGCAATACCTTTAATTGGTATTGTGTCTCCTGGTCTTAAACACTGTTGTAAAAATGTTAATCTTGAGTTTAATCCTTCTGGTGTCATTGAATGGAACGCTGGATGAAAATATCTTAATTTTTCTCTTAATGAATTATAAGCCAAAGGAGAAGAATCTTCTAATATTTTAAAATAATGACATTCTGAAAGAATCTTCATTATTATAAATTTTAACGCATCTAAAGGTGGCTTTTTTGGTACGGTTGTTTTTTCATAATCGATAGCAATAGTATCTGGATATACTTTTTCTAACGTAGGATCAATATTAGGATCTAAGTTCGTATCACCTCCCGGAGTAACATTACTAGTGCCATCTGCTGGTTCGTTTGTTTTATAATTTAACTTAACACTTGTATGTCTACACAAGAAAGTTATCGGTGCGGCATATTTTAAACCTTTTGTGTCATAAAAAGTAACTCCGTGACAATCTAACCCATTACCACAATCACTTGCTGTTGCGTTTTCCCCTAACATAGTAAAACTTATTACAACATTGCCTTTAACATCTTCAGGATAACCTAAACTTTGATATGAAAATGTTAATTCTTCCTTAACTTGTTTTTGTGCTATTGCTTGTGCTTGTGTTGTTTTCCATTTTATTGTTGGTGCAGTATTATTTTTAGATATTGTTTTTAAAACATACTGTGCAACACTATGTGCTCTTCTAAACGATAATAAAATATTATAATTTTCGTCAGCAACAAATGATGTTGACGATTGGATTTCTAATTTTACTTCAGATGCTTTTTTTGCTTCAACATCTGTTTTAATTGTTTGGGTAACACCTGTTAACTTAGCGTAGTTTGTATCTAATTTAGTAAAACCATCGTTAAGTTTATTCATTGTGGTTCCCGTTTCAGAAGCAGTAATTGTTTCTTTTCCGAATAATGCTTTTCTATCCGCTTTTTTCTTGTTTGAGTCCGGTAAAGACGTAATACTTGCAATACCTGATATTAAGTAGTTAACATATTCTGTTTTCTTTCCAACGTAATATGAATATTGTTGAGAGTAGTCGTTTGTTGCGTATTGAGTATTTTGTGGGAATGGGTGGTCATTCGCAAAATATAAATCACCTTCAAATGATTTATCTGTTGATGTTGGGTTACCTGGTCCAACATTACTGCCACCTAACTGAGGGTCACCATTTTGTGTTAAATTGTTTGGGTTTGATGTTACAGTTTCTCCTGCCGTTCTAGTAAATTTTAATCTAGCAAAATCATCTGACGTTTTACCGTCTCGATAATATGATAGGTAGTCCATTATTATTTCAATTTCACTAGAATCCAATTCTCTATATCTTCTAATTAAATCATAAAAATCTAACTGTTCGCATCCAGCAAAAAAAGCATTTATATAATTATCGGCTTCAGCATCCGACATTCCTTCGAATGATTTTTTAACTAAAAGATTTAAAACACTAGGATGGTCAACAATAACTTTAAATGATACTGATCCACTTCTTTCTGCGTTTTGATATGTATAAATTGGTTCTGTTCTACCGATAAATTTAGTTGTTTCCCATTGTGCACTATTGTTTTCAGAAAATTTAAGATCGTATGGTGGAAACCACATTACCCTACCACCATTTGGTCCTCTTTCACAAAATGGTAAATCTTGAACTTGAAAACCTTTTTTGTTTGATGTTTTCCATGCTAAGTTTTCAAGTGAGAACATATATTTTTTTGCTTGCCCATTAATAATATTTGTTGACCCAGCAAAAGCATCTTTACCACCTTTTTGTCCGTTAGACATCGGGGCAATATTTAAATTCCACGGTTTATCTAAAACACTGTCATTGAATTTTCTAATTAATCCAGTTCTCTTCATTGTGTCAGACATATTCAAGTATGAACGATCTTTTGTCCAAACACGACAATATTCAACACCGCTTTCTTCACCTGAGAATTTATCAATATATTTAATTGCTGAACCCCTGGATAACATTTGTTCACCTTCTCTAAAAACTCTACTTGTTTGATCAATAACATTCGCGACGTGTGTTTTTGCTTCACCCCCATCGCTAGGCATACTATCTAATATTCTTTGTGTTTCACCTAAAATAGAATCGTCTCTAAATTTTTTTGATGTTGACACACTTTCTTCAAATCTAGATTTTTCTTGTTTCCATTCAACATTATGAACACCTAATATTTTTTTGTTTGAATTTTTACTAACCCATGCTAATGGTCCACCTATTTGACCTCCTTCACTTATATTTTTTTCATTATGAAATAATTTTGTTTGTACTGGATCAAAAAGTAAACTTAAGTAATAACTACTTTTAGTTTTTCTACCATTACCATCACTGGTTGTAAATATAACATCATCACCTCTATCATCTCCAATATATGCGTTCCCGTTCGGTGCTTCAATGCCGAGTAATCTTTTAACTCCTTTTGCTATTTGGTTAGGAAAGTTAAATAATTTTGAAGATTGTTGTGATCTTGCTGTTGAAGTGTAATCTGGTTTATATTTTGAGAATGATAAATTATCATACAATGTTTGTAATTGACCTTGACTAGAATATTCAATTAATAGATCAGATGGTTTTCTAGATTTTTTGGGTCTTCTTTCTATTCCAATCAATGAACCTAAAACGCCCGTAATATCTTGCAATAATCTACCTGCACCTGTTCTTGCTTCTGGTCTATAATTAATAGGATTTGCGGGATTACTTAAATAATCTCCAGGTATTTCTGACCATGGAAATTCCACACCTGCAACTGTTTGTACAAAATCAATTGCTTTACCTGGTAAACTTTTCGCAACAGTAATTTTATAATTTTTTTCAATTAAAGGTTCTCTACCAGTTATTAAATTAATTGCAGTATTTGTATTACCATTTAACGCGTCAATTAATTTAACTCTACCAACTGTTGCAGAATATAAGTTTTGTGTAATTCTAGCAAAAACGGGTCCGTCTTTCTCAACTTTTATATAATTCGATGCAAATTTTGCTAGTTCTGATTCTGAATCGTAATTCGATGTTGCTAACACGCCAACTAATGTTCTATTATCTAGCGGTTGAAAATATGGATATAAACTAAGATTCGCTCTCCTTGGTAATACTTCTAAATTTTCTTTGACGAAGAATTCCTCTGGTTTAAACGTGTTACTTGTTTGTGTTTTTATTAAACTATTAACTAATGTGAATTTATCACTACTAGTTACATCGCCAAGATCTTTATTTGCGTATTCTTGTAGGGTATTAACGCTATAGTTCGAGGATGTCGCTGTTTGTGGACCATTAGGTACATTTAATGTTTTTGACAATAAAAAGTCCCTAAATCCCTTTTTTGCGTTAGGTATACCCCTACCGTCTCTACTAGAATCAAAATCTAAATTACTTGGCATCTATTCTTTATACAATAAATAGATATTTTTTAAAAATCAATGAATAATTGATTATGTTGTAACAATATCCTCTTGTTGTGATCCGTAACTGATTTTAGCAAATGCGTCGTTTACATCTTTTGCTACGGCTGGATTCTCTCTCATTGCTTTAACAAACCCAGCAACGCCATTATCGGAAGCATGATGATAAACATCAACCCTTGCGGTATTGTTTCTAACATTTAAAGCAGGGTTTGGTAGTTCGGTTTTAGATGTTGCACCAAACAAATTAGATAAATCAAGACCACTTATTCCTGAGGCCTTTATTTTTTTCATTAACTCCTTACTTTTATTTTGAATATCACCAAAATCAATACCAAAACCATCTGGACCCATCATTTCTTGTAAAAACTCCCCAGCACTCTTACGTATGTCCATAAGGTCATTAGATCTACCAGGACCATATGATCGCAATGTTTTTTCAGCCCCTTGAACAAGGGTTCTTGCTGGTCCTGTATTTTTAAATACGTAATTTTGTAACCCCAATTGAATTGCGGTAATAGTGTTTAACATTTTTGTTGTGGTATTCATTTGTTCCATTGCAATTTCTTCTGTACTCATGCTTACAACGCTTTCTTGCATTTTTTGGATTTTTTCGATTTGAGTACCTGTTAAATTACCTAGTTCAACAAAGGATTCTTTAAGTCCAAGTTCTTCCATCATAGATTTAGGTACCTCTATACCAATCTTACCACCTTTCATCTGTGACATGTTTGAAACAAATTCCTTTTGTTCTGGGCTAAAATTACTAAACATATCTAATTCACCCATTGCTTGTAACTTAGCGGCTCCTTTTGTTGCTGCGTTTGTTACTTCATTCAAACTAACACCATATGCATCAGCCATTGCTTTTGCTCTTCTTAAATTAATACCTGTAACCTCAAATCTTTTCTGTCCTTCATTATAAACCGCTAAAGATGCGCTTGCTTTTATGAATGCGTCTTGTAATCCTTCAACGTTATTGGTTGAATCATATAATGCTCTCATTGGGTCACCTAAGTCACCAAATGCACCACCTAATACTTGTAATTTTGCCGTTAACTCAAGTGCGCCTTCTGGGTCAAAAACCTTTTCTGCAATTTTGAATGTTGTTTCCATACTAATTTTAAGTGACTGCGCTTGTTGAACCATTCTACTTAAACCTTCTATACCATTTTTAAATCCATACTGATTTAATTTTTCTAAATTAGCCATTACGGTTTTAGTGGTATCTTTAGCGTTTAAACCAAGAGAAGCACTTCTTTTACCTATTTTTTCAATGTCGTCAGCCGCATCTGCTAAACCAATGCCAACATTTCTAAAATTTTCAACATTTTCCATAATAGCAGTTGAACTTTCGGTAAACGCTTTTCCAACTGTTACGGCATTACCCAATGTTTCCTGACTATAGGTAATCATTCTACCTTGTGCTTGGAACATAGATTCAGCACCTCTTAAAAAATCTTGAACACTTACACCCATTTGTTGAGCCAGGGGTAAAACGTCGCGCATTTCTTCTCTCATGTGTCTGGCGACATCACCAACAAACATCGAGTTCTGGTTAATCATTTTGATGATCTTATCATCAATTTCATTCATGTCAACCATCATTTGACCAACACTCGCTTTTAATTCTTTCTTTAAACTTGTTAAAATTGCTGATGCACTAAAATCGGTTAATCCTTGTGTTAACTCTTGAATAATTGGGGCGATTCTTTGCTTACCTAATCTAAACGCCTCACCTTCATATCTATCATATAAACCCCCTAGGGCCTTACCTATTGTGGTAGATATTACAGTACCACCAGTAGCACTAGTACTACCAGTACCAGTTGCTGCAGCACTCGCAGCCGCGGCTTTTAAACCTTTGTTAATTTCTTTTTCAAGGTCTTTAGCAGCAAGGGTTGCGTTACCATTAAGAGCGCTCTGCAATAGGCGTTTCTGTGCGTCACTT